AGCCTGCGATATTACGAAGATAAGGATGTGTTTAACTTCATTTCATTAAAAATAATTTCATTTCTGCATTTCTCCTCTTAACAAGTCCGGCAAGCACAATTCCTTTTGCGTATTTCCACCGCAAAAATTGTTTTGCAGCCTCGTCATGTTTGTTTTGATTCAATAACTTTAAAAGAGTTGAATTTGCAAAATTGCCATACCCGACATTGTACTCAAATGAAACAAGTGCATCAAACTGATTCTGCGTTAATGGCACTTTTACAAGTTTGGATACATTATTTGTATGCACAACTAAGTCCTGTTTCAAAAGGTTTTCTGCTTGCTCTTGCGTTATCGTCATACCTTTTTTAACATCCGCTCCGGTATGACCATAACCAATAGTCCATATTCCTGCCGGACATTTATATGCAGATAATCTACAACCTTCAAAATGTTTGATTAAATCAATTGTGTTTTGAGATATGTTCATAATACTTTCCTTCAAGTTCTTCTATTTTATCAGATAATTCATCTCCTCTTTTATGAGCAGACTTTGTGCTTGCTTCAACAAGCGCCATTCTCTCTATTAGATTATTATGCTTATCTTGTTTTTTTTCAAGTGCATCAATTTTTTCATGAAAGTTGTTTTTCAAATCCCTTGTTTTTTCAGAAAAATTTTCTTTTATTTCATCAAATTTTTTTGTTACTTGCTCATTAAATGTTTGCATTCCTTCTTTTTGCTGCTTCTGCGTTGCGTAAAATATGCCGGCAAAAAATGCTAGTGCTAAAAGGTTAATACCTATGCTTACCCACAATTCAACACTTATGTTATCCATTCTTCATGTTCCCTTCTACCTCTCAATCTAGTAATTGTATCATCATCCGGAGCACCAAACTTTTTAACAAGTTCTCTTACAATATATTTCATAGGGCAAGATTCTTTATCTGATGATTCAATATGCTTAATTGTTTCACACTTTGAACAATAGCATCCGGATTTATAGCAGTTAATGGCCTCAATAGTCCAAAAATTTGCACAACTTTTATTCCACTTTTGCACCCTTCCACCCTTTTATCATTTTCTGAAAATTATCAACCGCTGCAAACATTATATTTGCTTTTATTTTAGAGCATCCGCAAGAAAGCAGCAACTCTTTAAAAATCAAACTTGATAAATGTCTATCATATTCAATCAGGTTTTTATTTTCGCACAACTTGTCATGCACACATGATGCTACAAGAAATTGAGGGTTACCCTTGCCGCCTAAAATCCATCTAAACCCGAAAGGTATAGATGCGCCATCCCAAGTGTAACCCTTTGTGATAAAAACCCTATATTTTTTACTTTTATAAAATACTACATAAGTAATATTTCTTTTATTTATATAAGGTTTATTTTCAATATCAAGCAATTCAAATTTATTCATATCCGGCAAAGCAGTTCTTGCTCCAACGCAAGGCTCTGTATCAGAAATTATTTTTATTTCTCTTTTATTACAGAATATTATCATAAACCTCTCCTTGCCGGATTAGAGGGGGCAAAACAGAACAACAATGCTTATATAAGAAAGGAGATTGCCCCATAATCCTTAAATCTAAAGTTCTTTAGCAATTTCTTCAATAAATTGTTTGATTGCTTTTTCAAATTCTTGTTTGATATTTTCAATAATGTCTTTTTTATAAATTCCAACATATTTTTTGACTTTGTTTTTTATATCAACTTCTTTTATTTCTTCAATTTTTTCTTTGATGAAGTTATCTATCATCCTGTTTGTAAGCCATTTAAACATTTTTCCTTCCTTTCTTTTGTGCTATAAAACTTCATAATCTTTTATTTTCGCAAACAACTTTTCGCACAATTTTTGTTTTTTTTCTACGTCATTTGTCATCTGCGCTTGAAGCATCAATTCTTCAATTTTATGTTTTGCTTTATATTTTTTATCTTCCATATTCTTATATTCTCTTTTACACTTAGGACTATCACAAGTTTTACTTCTATGTGTTTTACTTATGTATGACTTGCCACAAATAGGGCATCTTAGAATATTTACGGATGGTTTTAAACTATTTTTTTTAACTGTTTGACCATCAAGTTTAAATTTAAAATTTTCCTCTGCTATGCCCAAAAGTTCTTTAATATCTTCCGCATAAATATTATAAAGTTTATATGTGCCCATTTGCGCTTTTTCTGCAAAACGGTGAATATTGTTTACCTTCAAATCATATTCCTCATTTAAAAAATCGCATTTTTCCTTCTGAGTTATATTGCTCCCTCTAGAAAAAATATCTTCTGTTTCCGCTTTAACAATTGCAGCTTTAATGTCAGAATCCGTGATACTCTCAGTTATAATTTTTTTTGTAAGATTTTTTATATCAAGAACTTCATCAACCGGCATTTTATTATCAGCAATAAATCTGCTGCGGTTTTCAGAGTCTTTTTCATCTTTCATAAAAGGCTCATCAAACCTTTCATGATAATATGTTTCAAAATTTTCTTGTTTTGTTTTTCTATCCGTATATATTTTTTTTGGTAAATCATTTGCGGCCAAAACTTGACATGTACTTTGCTTAACTATTACAAAAATTTGTTTTTCAGTAGTTTTATACATATCATTAACAGACATTTTTCTGCCTGCCAATCTGTTCCAAAAATGCCACAAGCAAACAAGACTTTGCTCTTCTGCATATTCAAATAATGAATAGTCATAAATCATGAGTGCATGGATGCATCTTTTTATATGCGGATGAAAAATTTTATATAAAACTTTAAAATCGTCATCTGAGAGAGATTTTTTAAAGTTTTTCCTTCTATGCTTTATTAAACAATCAGGACAATAATGAAGTTTATCATATCTGAATTTGTAAAATGTTTTGCCGCACATCTTACAAGTAGCAACTTTTTTAATCCATTTTTTCTTTAAAAGTTCTCTCTCATTTAACATGACTTGTTAATTTATAACCCAAAAAGTTCATCAACATCCGCAGATGTCAATCCAAATTGACCGCATAACTCATCTAACAAAGGGTTTGCTCTGCATATTGTTGTTGCATAGTTTAATTCTGCCCAAACCTGCTCGCTTGAATTTACAAGAGTTTCAATCTGTTCTCTTGTAATTCCCTTTTGAAGCAATTTTAAAATAAATTCACGAGGTGTCATGTTTGCTTGCAACTTACGGTAATATTCTTCTGTTATTTCAGACCAATCATCTGCACTCTCACCTTCTCTTAAAAGTACAGAATGAGTAAACTGTTCTCCATTTGTTAAAACCTTTCCTGTTTCTGCCGTAAGTTTTGTTAAAGTTGTTGTAATCATATTTTTTCCCTTTCTTTATAAATCAAAGTAAATTGTTACGTTTCCTGCTCCTCTGCCCCAAGCCGTTGAATATCCTGCACTTGCTTCAATAGCTGATTGGTTTGCCGCTCCAAAATGCAATTCTGTTAAGGATGTACAGCTATAAAAAATATATTTGCAAGCTACTTGAATATTAGATGCTGCCCCCGTGCCATAAGTAATTGTATCTAATTTTGGAAAATACATTTTTTGAATTGTTGTATTGTTATAAAATGTACCACCAGCCGAAACGTTTGCTGTACAATATATTTTTTCTAAGTTTGTAAAAGTTAAAGATGTGACATTTGTATCATTAAAGGCTTCCCTAAATTGACACATGTCAATATTAGAATTATCTGCTCCTATTATTTCCAAATTAGAAAAAGTAATGCTTGATGGTAGGTTTGTACAATTCTTAAAAACGCCATACATAACATTTTGACCGCTTACTGTTGTCAATGAGGATAAAGGATTAGAAGATATTTTACTGTTTGAGAAAGCATATTCCATAGCACTAGTACCGCTTACTGTTGTTAATGAGGATAAATCAACAGAAGTTAAAGAAGTACAATTTATAAAGACTTTACACATACCACTACCAGTATTACCGCTTACTGTTGTTAATGAGGATAAATCAACAGAAGTTAAAGAAGAACAATTTGCAAAAGCACTTTCCATAGCATGATTACCACTTACCGTTGTCAATGAGGATAAATCAAGGCTTGTTGGTCTTGTATTATAAAAGGCGCTATACATATCATTATTACCACTTACCGTTGTCAATGAGGATAAATCAATGGAAGTTAAAGAAGTGCAACCACTAAAAGCACTATTCATAACACTACCGCCACTTACCGTTGTCAATGAGGATAAATCAACAGAAGTTAAAGAAGTACAAGCATTAAAGGCATTTTCCATAGCACTTTGATTACTTATTGTTGTTAATGATGATAAATCTAAATTTGTTAAGGATGAGCATTTATAAAAAGCATAATATAATGCCCTTATGCCCATTTTTGTTGCTGCGCTAGGTAAACTAAATGTAAAACTTGAAGCAGGCCTTTGATATGTCCCTTGTGCAGAAACTTCTCTCGTTATGCCAACTCCGCCACCACCTGAAATACTATCAATACAATCAGCCAAATTATCACTATTCTGCGTAACAGGCATTGTTGCACCTTTGCCGCTACATGCAGTATAAGCATCAGCAATATTATTATTTATTCTTGTTATTTCACCTGCAATTGTCATAATTCCCCCTTTTATATTGCTGCCAATAATGTTTCAATATTGCCCAATGTTGATGATAATGTATCTGCCCAACCTTTTGCAGAATGTGTGCCGCCCAATGCTTGAACTTGCACATCCGTTCCTTCTGCCCATGTTGCAGCAGTTGCCGCATAATCAACATTGCTTAAATCATTTGCAACAGCATTGATATTAGTTAAATCAGCAGCAACAGCATTAACATTTGAGATACTTCCACCAACAGAATTAACATTGCTTATCGACCCTGCAACAGTATTTATATTACTTGAATTATTTATAACAGAAGTTATATTTGAACTCATTCCTGCAACAGTATCAATATTTGTTTTATTTGTATTCACCGCATCAATATTGGTTAAATCACTTGCCACATTATCAATATTTGTTAAATCATTTGCAACAGCATTGATATTAGTTAAATCAGCAGCAACAGCATTTACATTTGAAATGCTTCCGCCAACAGAATTAACATTGCTTATCGACCCTGCAACTGTATCAATATTTGTTTTATTTGTATTAACAGCATCAATATTTGTTAAATCAAGTGCAAGCGCATTGACATTTGAAATACTTCCACCAACAGAATTAACGTTGCTTATGTTTGTTGCAACTGTATCAATATTTGTTTTGTTTGTATTAACTGCATCAATATTAGTTAAATCCGCAGCCACTGCATCAATGTTTGTAAGGTCATCTGCCACCGCTGAAATATCTGTTGCATTATTCTTAACAGCCGTTACATCAGATGCTATTCCTGCAACAGTATCAATGTTTGTTTTATTTGTATTAACAGCATCAATATTAGTCAAATCCGCAGCAACAGCATCAATGTTTGTAAGGTCATCTGCCACATCATCAATATTAGTTAAATCCGCAGCGACTGCATCAATGTTTGTAAGGTCATCTGCCACATCATCAATATTAGT